ATTGTACGGGCGACTGTGGAGACTGGACGTGTCCAGTTTGCGAAGCGCTTGGGCCTGAAAGGTCCCGCGAGCTATGCGAAGCTCGCAAAGCGCAGGGGGCGGTGTGGTCGACCGTCCTCAGGAATAGGTTATTCCGGGCATTTCCGATGCTAGCTGCAGTCAGGGATAGGCGTAGAGCCGAGTACATCCCCGCTTCAGTTGATTCATCGGTGGTGCCAAACCAGGAGACCCGGACGCCCAGTCCCGGCCCGTTCAAGCGGGTAATCCAATGGGCGTTCGAGCGCAGACTCGCAAAGTTAGAGGTTAGCGTAGCAGCACAGGCGTGCGCTGACCAGTTTCTTTGTGAGGACTGGGAGGAGGAGGGTGGAGACGTGGAACCTGTCAGTGTGGAGCACGGCGTGCTGTCCAACTTAAGGACGGTAGTGACGGCTTCATACAAGGGCAGGAACCACGCAATCCGGAGGAGAGCAGAACGGCGGTTCAAAGCCAGGGTCGTTGACTTGAGATTCCTCGTAGAGGAGTTGAAGGCAAACATAAACGGCCTAACCGAGTCGGCAACTGACATGGCCTTCCTGAGGTACAAAGCCAGGCAGCTTATAGATAACAAGATCGCTGCCAAGCAAAAGGACCTACAGGCAAGGAAGAAGGCAGAAGCTGACAAGGCTAAATTGTCGGAGGAAAGGCGAGCTCTAAGGCACGAAAACGGTGGCATCCAAACCAGGTGGGACAAGGAGACCCAGAGGATGGTAGATGCTATCGGTGCTGAAGAGACATCCGGCATGAGCGACAACTGGCTCAGCGACGTGAGACGGGCAAGGAATTTCCATACTAATGCATTGGTAGCCCTGTACCACGTGAAGACGGAAGATGAGGTCTTGATGGATAAAATCCTCGAGGACGCCTTGTCAGCCGTCCCCGCTGCCCGCAGGTGATGCTGCCGTGCTCTACTCAGTGGTGAGGATACAGCAGTTCCGTCGCGAAGTATTCGGGAGATCACCATTGAAGTGGACCACGGTGGGAAAAACAAGATTCCAAAGCCCCGGAACCTTGTCATTTGGGGCAACATCTCGTCTCGTGCTCGGTATAGTGCGCACAATAATTCCCTCACAAACCTGGTGCGAGG